TCGTTTAACTGGTTCAAGGTGACCATGATATCATATGGAGTGTCCAGTTTTCGACAGAAAACAGGACGTACCGGCTGGCCATTAAACCAATCGGAACCACATGATTCACGGAACGGACCTTCAGAGAAGGTCTTGTCAGGGTTTACTTTAAAGTTAAAGAGTGCCAGGTATGAGATAAGTCTATTGTAAATTTCTTTACGACAGATAATATCATCACCAAAGCACGACCAACCCCAAGTAGTGTCACCAAAGATATTGGTAACAGCCTTGACAATAGCCGAGAATATTATGGTCTGCAAAGGGAACGTAAAACCATTCCCCATTGTGGAAACCATAAACAATGGCACCTGCTGAGATCCGATCTCACATGTCCTAGAACGCAAAACCAAAAGTAGTTCGAAGAACCACTTAGGGAATATGAGTTCACAAAGACGAAGTGAGATAGAATCGGAAGCAGAGGAGAGGTCAATAGTGGAATACTTACCACTAATAGATCCCTCCCTTGCCAACGTATGATTCACATTAGGTTGCTTAGCTAGGTGGATACCAAAGTACTCACCTAACCTGCGTTCTAAGTGAGCAGCGAGCCCAAGCTGATAAAACATATTCAGCGAGGGTTCGATGCATATCATACGACTCGACTTCATAGTCTTAGGTACGAAGCTAGCCCTACTACCACTAACCACCGATGGAGAACCGAACTTTTCGTAGCGGAGGCATTCCGCTTCGGATAGGAACGGTATCCATTCAGAGTAGTTCCTATACTCCTCGTATAGGTATGAAGATGTGGTTGTCAACGGTGAAGCAAGGTACTTAGTATAATACGAAGTACCAAGTGATCCAACGTTAACACCTGGACCTGGCCTACCTGACTTTAAAAGGTCAAAATAGGATGAGATCAAGGGCTTTGAATCAGGGTGGAAGAAGTCATCTAAAATACGCCGGATTTCTCCGAGTACTAAGGAATCGATCTCCCACTTAGGTTCAAAGAACCAATCTTTACACGAGTTATTAGCTTGCGTAAAGGCGCCTAATGCAGCAGCATCAGCAGACTTAGTATCACTAGGTATCCATTTACGGATAACCGAGTGAAGTAGGTATGAAGATGCATACTGTTTATAGGTACAATCCGGATGCGGTACGTGTTGAAAATCATCAACCATACTACAAAACGGACTAACATCATCATAAATGGCTCGATAAAGAACATCAGGACTAAGGCCCATAATGCATCCTCCGAGAGCGTAGAATGCGGAACTAGGCTATTACTAGACTAGTAACCGCAAGCAGCGGCGATAGCAGCGGCTATCTTACCAGCTACAGAAGGTAGCAAGTGAAGATTAGACGCAGCCAGCACCGTTCCTAGTATCGCACTTGCGTGCGACCGAAACCAGGGTATCATTAGATAACTCCGGTAACGGCTGTATCACCGATCGACTGACTGATTTGATTCAGTGAGCCAATCAGGAGGGACAGCATAGCGCGTACATTAGCAGCGTCAGCAGAGTCGGCCCCAGCCGGAACAGAAATCTCAACAGTAGCAAGAGCTACCTGAGAAGCCTGACCGGTAAAAGGGGTAACGCCTTTGCGAGCG